GAAGTTAACTGTCCAGTTAGCACTTGCGTTACTTGTGTAGTACAGAACAGACTGAGTGGTAATGTCGTAGTTAATCGTTCCAGTAGCAGCAGTTGCAGATACTGTAGCTACCTCTGCTGCATCGTTTAAGACAATGGCGGTAGCAGATGATGAACCTGAGAAAGTCTGAGTAGCAGTGAATGTCTGTGCAGAGTTGGTAACTGCCGTGTTAGCGTTATAGGCTTGTACGTTAGTACCGATAGCAAGACCTAAGTTAGTCCGAGCAGTAGCAGTATTGGATACGTCAGATAGGTTATTAGAGTTAACTAAGAAACCACCAGAAGTAAAAGCTGCTTGAGTCCAAGCCGATCCTGTCCAAACATACAAAGTGCTTACTGTTGTATTCCAGTACAAAGCACCTGTCAACAGAGCATTTCCATCATTGTCTACAGAAGGAGCAGAAGATTTAGAACCTAAGTATCTGTCATCAAAAGCATCGTATGAGGCTGCCGCATTAGTTTCACTTGTAGCCGCATTGCTTGCACTTGTAGAAGCGTTAGATGCACTTGTTGAAGCATTTGAAGCACTTGTAGCAGCATTAGAAGCAGAAGTAGCCGCAGCAGTAGTCGAACCAAAAATTGAATCTATTTCAGTTTTGGTATAAGCATTTGTAATGTTATAGCCAGCAATCGTAGTGGGATTCGTTCCTGCCGTAGCACGACCATAAGCATCAAAAGTGACAGATTGATAAGTGCCTGGCGTTACACCAGAAGATGCCAAATCAATGTTGTCCGAATTGACAACAATACGACTAGAAGATGCAGTTCCTACATTGAGAGTGTTACCTGTCTTTGTAAGACCATCACCCGCAGTAATCTGACCCGCACCTGAGAATTGCGCCCATGTGATAGATGTGCTTCCCAATGTCCCACCTGCATCGATTGTGCAGATAAAGCCAGAGTCAGCGTTAGTTGTGCCTTTTTCAACAAAGGTAAAAGCCGCCACCAACTCAGCATAAGTGTCAGCATCTGTTGTGCGTGTCCAAGAGCCTGTTGCACACAAGTAAATACCATTCTGTGAGGCAGTAGATTGGTCTTTAACCAAAACCCGATCACCCGCAACAATAGAGATGCCATCAATGGTTTGTGCGCCAGATAAAGTGATGTTTGCAGTAGTAGCCGCAACCACAGAGGCTTTTGCATCAATACCTTGAGCTAGTGCATCCACATAACCCTTGGTAGCCGCATCAGAATCGTTTGTAGGGCTTGCCAAACCAGTGATGGTTGCCGATGTAGCACTGTCCATGTCCAATGAGCCAGAGATGGTCACATTGTTGAATGTAGAAGTACCAGAAGCCGCAGTTACATTGCCCGTCACATTACCTGTAATATTGCCAGTGACGTTACCCGTGACATTTCCTGTCAAATTACCCGTCACATTACCTGTGACTGCACCTGTCAATGGGCCACTAAAGCCTGTATTTGCAGTAATGTTCGTACCAGTAATAGCAAGTGGAGAAGAACCACCGATTACCGCACCATTGATTGTTCCTGCACTAATGGCGGCAGAAGCAATCGTTGCGGCAGTGCTAACAGTAAGGTTAGTAAAAGTACCTGCTGCGGCAGTTGTTCCACCGATAACCGCACCATTTATCGTACCCCCTGTAATTGTGGCAGAGGAGTTATCTGTCTTTGTTGCTATAGCAGTAGCAATGTTATTGAACTCTGTATCAATCTCAGTACCTTTAACAATCTTTAAAGGATTGCCAGGCGAGAGATTATCTTTGGTTGCAAAGTTAGTGGATTTTGAATAATTAGACATGGTTTATCCTATCTTGCCTTCTTTGGCTTGAAGTTCAATTTTCTGAATTGACAACTGAGTGCCATTGATAGTGGCTTCGTAACCAGTTTGTACGATTTTACCCGCACTAGATGCATTACTTGTTAATGCTTTAATTGGTATGCCACTTGAATAGTCTGCAACCGCATATTCTCCAACCCCATACTCAAAATAACCTTGAGGTGGAATAAAGACGTTTTCTGACTGATAAGCACCCGAATAATCAAAAGCCCACTTGATTGTGAGGAACTGATTAGAGCCACCAATCACTACGGCAGTAATAGATTTCAGAATGGAAATCTGGTTAGGATTGCCTAAGTCAGCATTGTTTGTGTAGTACAGGAATCGATAAGTAGAAGCATCATCGAGATAACCATCATACTTACCAATATAGCCGTTCTTTCCAATGTATAAATCACCATTACGCAACGATCTTAGTGCAGTTGGTGAAATACTGTCCCATTTGGTTACACGGGAAGCACCATCTTGCAGGGATTGTTTGGTATCAAAACAATAAACTTGCAAAGTAGCTGGCAGAACAAGCAGATAAAAAGCGTTCTTCTCTGAGTAAACAGATTTGACGTTTGCTAGTGTTTCTCCAGACAAAGAAGATTCCAAATCAAATCGAACATTCTTAGAAAGGTCTCGCAATGGAGCAGACTTCTCTTGAATGGTACGCATCAATGAGCGAACACCTGAGTCTGACAAGAAAACAACGTCAGTACCAATACTTTGAATGGTATCCCTAGCAATACACCCAATAGAGCCTACTGTGTCGCTCAGAACAAGGGATGCGGGGGTAGAAGCACCAGAATAAACAAGAATCTGCTTCTTACCAAAGATAAACAAGAAATCATTGTGAGCTGCCAAGCCCATCACTTCATCAGCACCATTAGGCCACACACGGGATACATCCAAAGAGCCTGAAGTGCCACCACCCCATACATGACCTGCAATCAGATCAGAGAAGGTAACAGTTACTTTGTCTGTAGATGTATTAGCCACCCACAAACGACCAAAAGCAGAGATGCAGATATTGGCTTGGGGAACTGTAGCTACATAACCAGACTTCTCTGAGACTCTGCGATAAGTAGTTGTACTTACTGCAGGGTCATAAATCAAAGGATCGTGACCAGTTTGGAAGAAGTATGCAATGCCATTTAAAGATGCACATTGCCAATTACTTGCTGAGATGGTAGGAGCAGAGCCTCCACCACCATAGGTCAACTCAGTTACCGCATTAGAAGTGCCAAGTTTAAATATTTTGTTGTTGCCAGCAAACAGAACAGTCAAAGTCCCATCGTTTTGGACTAATTCATGGATAACACCAACATCGTTAGCACCTAGATTGCCAGAGGAGGAGTTAACCCTTGTCCAACCTTTTCTAGCACCTATCCGGCCATACTGATCCAAGATGCAGTTAGTTGCGACCAAGGCAAAGCCCGACCCCAAATCAAGGGGCGAATCTTCAGTATTCAGGCCATAAAAGCCTGGTGCTGAAAGACTGTAACTTTGGAGTGCTGATGCCATTAGACCGCCACAAAGTTGTCTTCAGGATAACGAGTGCTTTCCAATGCAATAGCATCAGAGAGCATTCCTCTGAACAAAGCATAAGCCTCATTAGAGTTTGTTCCACCATCTTCACCACGCTCTATCAAAGCACGAGCATAGGCACTTTGAGCAACCAAATAATCAAGAACTTTGACAGAAGTGCCATCAGCAGACAGATTAGCCTGTGGGACAGTTACATCAAATTTAAGTGTATATACGCCATTAGGAACTGGGAACAAATCAATCTTTGTGTCGCCATTGCCATCTACACCACTAAAGCAAAACTCTGAGGGAATAGACTGTGAAGGTGTACCAAAGTTGAGCTTGCGGTTCATATCCGCAACAGCAATGTTGTCTAAAGTAATGACACTGGTAGTGTTGATAGCGTCATTGATACGAAACTTCTGACCTGCACCTGTCAAAGAATAAGAACTTGTGGCAGCAGCAGTAGTAACTGTAATTGTTTGTCCTAAAACATTCCAGTTATAGGAATCTTCAATCTGACGCTTGGCATCATTGACAAACTTGCCAATCAAAGAAGAATAGGTTGTTTCGCCAACAGTAGATACTGTGCTTTCACGCAAGCGAACCAACACATCGTTAACAAGTTCTAAGTAGGTCATGTTCGTTGCGCTCCTAATACTTCAAATGTGGCAATAAAACTGAATGTACTTGCACTTTGAGTAGTAATTTGAATTCTATCGCCTTCTTCTAAAACGATATAAGCATTGCCATCAAACTGAAGGTATTGCTTTGAAGTCAAGTCGTAGTTAGTAAGAATATCCAAGGTTGTGGCAGCACTTGCGTCATACCATTGAACAGTAATGTGCTTAGTCGAACCACCAGTATTGTGAATGTACATCACAGTAAACTTGGCGTAATAACCCGTAGGAACTGTATAAACAGTTGTCAGCGTTGCGGCTGTTGGGTTAACTCCGACAGATACTGGTCTCACTTCATATTCCTCTTAGAGATCGCTTTAGCCTTAGCTTTAGCGTCTTCCTTGGACGTTGCGCCCCAAGCTCTAAGAGAAAGTAAAAGTCGGGTAGGCTTTCCATCTTTCATCTCAGCGCCAGGCATATTGCCCATTCGTGCTAAAAAGGATGCCCTACGAGGGTTATCTCCCGACTTAACTGGTGGCTTTAAATTACCACCTGTTTCTGCATTATACGATGCTCTGCCTTTAGCATTCAAGCCCCCTTTGGGGTTTTGATGCGCTTTTAAGGTCATTTCTTTTTAGCAGTCTTCGCTGCTTGCTTAAATGCCGCCTCAGTAGGTGCGCCTTTAGAACCAACCTTACGCATCTTTTCCTTAGAACCCGCTTTGATGCGTTCTTGTTTGGCATTGATGTTAGCGTATAGACCTTGTTTCATTTCTTTTTAGCCTTTCCCGCCTCGGACAAAGCAATAGCAATGGCTTGTTTTGGGTTAGTGACGACCTTTTTATTGGTAGTCAACTTGCCCTTGCCAAACTCAGTCATCACTTTGCTGATTTTCTTTTGGGCTTTAGTTTTCATATCAGTACAAGACCTTAGCAGTGATTGTTCCAGATGTATAAGCGGTGCAGTTGGCTCGCAAATACTTAGGGGCGTTAGCAATAGTAATAATGCCATCAGCAGTCAATGCTGTGCCAATCGTTGCGTATGTTGTTCCATCCAAACTGCCTTGCAGAGCAACAGTAGCAGTTGTAATACCTGCAACTTGAAGAAATGCAGGTTGACCAGCATCGGCTTGAACTGCTTTGGATGCACCAGAAGCAGTAACGGCATTAAGAAGGGTAACGGGAGCAGTTAAAGATGACATTATTTACCTCGTCCAGATTTTTTCATCATGTTAGTAGCTGTGCGACCACCACGGGTAGGCATAGCTTTAGGCTTACCAATAGCAATCATTACAGTAACGGGCATAGATTTCTTCTTGCCATACTCTTTGGCTTCTTTCTCGCCTTTTTCTGTGTATGGGAATTTCTTGTTTCCAACTTGTGGCATATAAATCCTTATCGAACTAGCTTGGTTGCAATGAAAGAAATGATACCGCCAACAACAGAGGCGATTGCCATTCCAACGAAAAAGCCACCTTTAGACTTGTTTGCCATTTCTAAAAGCGTTTTAATATCTTGGCGAAGTGCGTGAACTTCTGCTTGAAGAGCCTCAACTTGAGCTTCCAATTTGCCAAATTCTCTTGGATCAATTTCCGACATTTTCAACCTCTTTCTTTGGTCTTCCAACCTTAGGTTTGTCTTCAACTTTCTTTGGAGTTTCCTCAACAAGGACGTATCCTTCGTGACCTTTCATGCTATCAATATCATGTTGATAGGTGAAAGTAACTGTGTTTCCCGACTTTAGACAACGAAAAGTAGCCATAAAAACTCCAAAAAAAAGGGGGGTATTAGCCCCCTTTAATTAAACTGCACGACCAATAATTAAGGTCAATGTAGTTGATGCTAAGTTTACAGAACCTGCTGTAGGGTTGTAAGTCACGATAGTAACTGTATTAGCGGCTGAAACATAGGCTCTACGAACCAAACCTGCCTCATCAACGCCAACAGACATACCGATAACCATGTCGCCCAAAGCAACGCCTGGAACTGTTACTGTATCTGTAGCGGTTGCAGTAGTGGCTACTGATGCGCTATCAAGAGTACAAGTAACATCCCAAGTGTCTGTAAATAGACCACGGAATTGGTCATTACCCCTGCGGGAAACGACTGCTGTTGCTGCTGCCATAATAAATCTCCTTAATGTAAAAAACCCCCCACCCGAAGGCGAGGGGAAAGGTTGTTATCAAGAAGGAACAACCAAGGCAAACATGGAAGAAGACAAAGCTGCACCAGTTGTAGCGGCACTACGCAATGCGGCAACGCCATACAAAGTGTCCGATGTGAACAAGGTAGCCAAATAGTCTTGCTTGTACTGAGTTTGTGAGCGAATGCCCATTTGCTCAACCAAGACCATAGAGTCTTTGTGACCCATCAAGCAGACACGAGCAATAGCAGAACCGCTTGTTGGGAAAGCAGCAGTTGCAGATGCAGAGTCAGCATTGCTAGATGTGAACACGGGGATACCATATAGGTTACCGATTTCACCAGTGCGGATTGCATTGCCATTACCCACAAAAGCCTGTTCTGTGTAACGGGAAAGACCCATCAACGTATTGCGGCTTGAAGG